TATAAAAAGTTATTAGAAACTATTACCAATGATGAAGAAAAAAATCATATAGGTGATAGAGTTATGGTTTATTATAATTTACATAAACACACATTTTCAGTAAGTCGTGATGGTAGAGTTATTACTCACGCTGACTATGTTAAATTAGTTGATGTTGAATTTAGAGTTAGGCAAGGTGGTAGAGACAAAGTATTACAAGACAAAAGAAAAAATGTTCATTCATTTGTTATTGGTTATTTAGTTGATTATTGTAGTTATCCTTGTAAAGATATACCAAGTGAACCTAATAACAATATTGTGACTTATAACCCATATAAGTATAATTCATTTGTTATGAAAGATACTGAAAAACCAATATACCAAGCAAGTGTGGTACAAATGATAAATTCAAGAAACAAAATATTTATAACAAAACAATAAAATGGGTTTACCAAGTAAAATAAAAAAAAATATACCACTAACGGAGTCCAAAACTCTTTTACCAAGAAGACGCGAACTTTTGGATAAAATCAATAAAGACGGAACATATCTTCCAAAATCTTTATTGCACGCCGACTTAGATAGAGGTTTTTTAGATTTTGTTAAAGACGACTTAAAAGTTGTTATTGAAGGTAAAACAATCCCGACCGTTGATATTTTAGTGACAACACAGAATTGGGTTCAATTTACCGAAACTTGGAATTTTCAAAATATAGATAAAAATACTGAACCCCCATTTATAACTGTTGTTAGAACTCCTGAAGTAAAATATGGTAGTAATCCGGCTCTTGTATACAACATTCCTAATAGAAAACAATATTTTTATGCACAAGTGCCAACTTGGGATGGTCAGAGAAATGGTACGGATATTTATACAATACCACAACCGGTTCCGGTAGATATTACTTATTCGGTTAAGATTATTTGTAATAGAATGAGAGAGTTAAATAAACTTAACCAAATCATTTTAGAAAAATTCGCATCCAAACAAGCATATGCGGTAATTAAAGGTCATTATATTCCTATTGTTATGGGAGGTATTACCGATGAATCAGTGTTTGATGTTGAAAAACGAAAATATTATATTCAAACATATGAGTTTACTATGTTAGGATTTTTAATAGACGAGGATGAGTTTGAAGTTGCTCCAGCAATAACTCGAGTATTAACCTCAGTTGAGTTTGACCCTAATAACCCTAAAAGGGGAAGAAAAAATAATGAAGAAAGTAAAAGTTTTCAAACAGATGTATTGTTTGTCATAGGAAACGACACGTTAAGTCAAAAAATAAATTACACAGTTGATATAAGAGTTGGTGATTCAACTAATATAGATAGTTTTGATGTGTATATTAACGAAGACTATTACGGGACTGATTTAACGTTAATACAAATCAACACAAATGATGTGTTAAGAATTGATGTTGTTAAAAACGATAACAGTAAAGAAAGTACTATCCAATTATTAGATTTATTACTTTAATCCTCACCATAGACATCTTTCTTTGTCTTACATTTCTCAATAATTAGTCTTTCCAAGAACCGATACATTTTAATACCCCTCTTTTCACAGTAGGTTTTAAGAATCTCGTGTGTCTCCACCGATATCTTTAAATTTTTAATCTTTTTGATGTCGTTATCCATAAGTAGAAAAAAGGCAGAAAATAATCTACCTAAAATATAAATAGTTGCTACGAAGTAAAGTATTTTGATTTTTTTTTAATATTTATATATAAAATAAATTAATAAACAAAACAAACTAATGGCAACAAACAGTAAAGTATTCGTATCTCCTGGGGTATATACATCCGAAGTTGATTTGAGTTTCGTAGCACAGAGTGTGGGTGTAACCACATTAGGTATCGTTGGTGAGACCCTAAAAGGTCCGGCATTTGAACCTATCTTTATACGTAACTTTGATGAATTCTCAACTTATTTCGGAGGTACTTCTCCTGAAAAGTTTATAAATACACAAATCCCGAAGTATGAAGCTTCGTATATCGCAAAATCTTATTTACAACAATCTAATCAATTGTTTGTAACAAGAGTATTGGGATTATCAGGATATGACGCAGGACCATCTTGGTCTATAAAAACGGTAGCGAACGTTGATAAAACAACAGTAGATTTTTATTGTACAAGTTTTGTGACAATTGATTGTCAACAAGATTGTGACGCATTTTTAGAATATACCTATAACATTCCTTTTTCAGGGTGTGATAATAGTATAGATTCAATAGTGTTTGGTGCAATAACTGGTGACGATTCAATTATATCAGATAAATTTACATCTTCGTATAGTAATTTTGATGGAACAACATCAACTATTTCTACCGATGTTAAACAACAAATTTACAATGTAATTTTATCATCAACAACATTATCTACATCGGCAACGTCAATTAACGTTTATGGTGCAATTTTAGGAACAGACTATTCTGATTTATTATTATTAAGTGGTTATACTGGTGTTACAAATGTATTTAACATTAATAGTGTTGATTCAAGTGTTTGTGATTACACGTCACCTGATACAGATGTTTGGTATTACTCAATGTTTGATAATAATGGTAATTTTAATTACAGTGGTAGTTCATTCTATAGTGTTATTGATAATTTAGTTCAAACAAGTACATCATCTAATTGTGCTAGTTTTAATAGTTTTAGTGTTAGTGGATATTCAGCGAATATTAATTATAATACACAAACAATTAATGTTTATTTACCTCAAGGAACCGACCTAACAAATATTATTGCCGATTTCAGTGCTTGTACAAGTAGTGTCGTTATTAATTGTATTGACCAAGTAAGTGGTGTAACATCTAATGATTTTTCAGCAACAGGTTGTTTAGAATATCAATTAGTTTCGGAAGATTTAACTGTTTCTACATTGTGGAATGTTTGTATGATTGAAATAGACGTTTGTAACCCTGCAACAACAGGACACACCGGTTCTCAATCTATTGGTAACATTAAAACTTGTTTTTCTGGTAATGTTACCGGAAAAATTTATGTTTACACGGGAACATCTTATACAGACTTTGATGACGTAGTTATCACAACTTTACGTTCAAGAGGTTTATCTACTTATAGTACATCATCTGATGGTCCAACTTACGAAGTGAGTGGTTTAACTGACGTAACATTAAATTGTTCAGGGAACTATTCAACTGTTAAAACTAACCCATATTCAGAATTTGGTATTAATGTTACGGATAAAAATGGAAATACTTTCTTTTTTGAAACATCTCTTAGTGAATCAGATTCAAAAAACATTAGTAAAGTTTTTGGAATATCTAATTTTGGTAAACCAAGAACAACAGTTCCATTATTTGTTGAAGAACACTTCCAATCATTATTAAACTACGCATATAACAAAGGTTTTATTAAAGGATTAAATTGTGATTTAACCGCGTTACCTAGAGCGAGTAATGATAATAACGATTCGTCTTCTATCGCATTTTATTTAGAAAAATATCAAACACCGGTATCTCCGTGGGTTGTTTCTGAGTTAAGAGGTAGTAAAGTTTTCAATTTATTTAGATTTACAACAATTTCCGACGGTGATGACGCAAATACTCAAGTTAAAATATCTTTAGTTAATATGTCATTTTCTAACCAAACATTTGACGTATTGGTTAGAGATTTCTTTGATAGTGATGCTAATCCAATTGTTATTGAAAAATTTACAAATTGCTCAATGGACCCAAATAGTAATTCATTTATTGGTGTGAAAATTGGTACAGTTGATGGGGAGTATACATTAAACTCTAAATATATAATGGTAGAAATGAATGAAGATGCTCCGACAGACGCACTTCCTTGTGGATTCCAAGGATTCAAATTTAGACAATACGGTACATCTCAATCACCATTCCCTATTTATAAAACTAAATATGACTTTCCTGGTGAGGTAGTGTTTGACCCACCATTTGGTAATGCTTCAGGTGGTAATGTAACACAATCAAGTCCTGGTGATAATGTTCGTAGAACTTATTTAGGTATTTCTACAGGATACGGTGCAGGTTACGATGTTGACTTCTTTAGCTATAAAGGAAAACAACTTCCATTAGATTTATGTAAAGAAAGTGATTACGCTCAATGGAATGTTCAAACAAGAGGTTTCCATATGGATATAAATGCGGCATCAATCATTTATCCGGGAACAGGTAAACCTGAATTCTTTGTTGGTTCAGCACCATTTGTTAAAGACCCTGAAAGTACTGCAAACCCATACTATTTTATTTACGCACGTAAATTCTCATTATTAGTACAAGGTGGTTTTGATGGTTGGGATATCTATAGAGAATCAAGAACTAATACAGATAATTTCAAAATTGGTAAACCTCAATTCTTAAAAGGTTTCTGTCCTGATTTTAGATACCCTTCAGCAACAGGTTGGGGTGCATTTAAACAAATTACAGTTGGAGATAATACTCAAGATTTTGGTAATTCTGATTATTACGCATACTTATTAGGTCAACAAACATTCTCAAACCCTGAGGCTGTAAATATTAATTTATTTGTAACACCGGGTATTGATGCTGTTAATCACGGTGACTTAGTTGAGAGCGCAATTGATATGATTGAATTTAATAGAGCGGATTCGTTATATATTTGTACAACACCTGATTATAAAATGTTTGTACCGTCAACAACTAATCCAACGGATTTAATTTATCCACAAGAAGCTGTTGATAATTTAGTTAATATTGATTCTAACTACACCGCAACATATTACCCTTGGATTTTAGTAAGAGATAGTGTAAATAATACACAAATCTATTTACCACCAACAGGTGAGGTTGTTAAAAACTTGGCGTTAACAGATAACATTGCATTTCCTTGGTTCGCCGCGGCAGGTTACACAAGAGGTATTGTAAACGCTATTAAAGCAAGAAAGAAACTTACTCAAGAAGATAGAGACGTACTTTATCAAGGACGTATTAATCCAATTGCTACTTTCTCTGATGTTGGAACAGTTATTTGGGGTAATAAAACTCTACAAGTAGCTCAATCGGCACTTGATAGAATCAACGTAAGAAGATTATTACTTCAAGCTCGTAAATTGATTTCTGCAGTATCTGTAAGATTATTGTTCGAACAAAACGACCAAAAAGTAAGACAAGACTTCTTAGATGCTGTTAACCCTATCTTAGACGCTATTAGAAGAGACAGAGGTTTATATGACTTCCGTGTAACAGTTTCGTCAGACGCTGCTGATTTAGACAGAAATCAAATGACTGGTAAGATTTACATCAAACCAACCAAATCGTTAGAATTTATAGACATTACGTTCTATATTACTCCAACCGGAGCTTCTTTCGAGAATATATAATAAAAAAATTATGACCCATTGTAATAGTGGGTCATAATAAGCCTTAATATAAAGATATGTTAAAAAATAAAATAGTTGAAGGAATTGATGAGTTTGGTGCTCCGGATGAAAAGTATTACGCGTTTGATTGGGATGATAACATTGTTTCAATGCCAACAAAAATAATCTTGAAAGACGAAGAAGGTGATGAAGTAGGAATGTCTACTGAAGATTTTGCAACTTACAGAGAAGAGGTTGGGAAAGAACCTTTTGAATTTGATGGTCACACAATCGTAGGGTTTGCCGACAACCCTTTTAGATGGTTTGGTGTTAATGGTGATAAACAATTTATTGTTGATTCTATAACCGCAAAACCGGGTCCGGCTTGGGCAGATTTTGTTGAGGCAATTAATAACGGTTCAATTTTTTCAATTGTTACCGCAAGAGGACACACACCGTCAGTATTAAAAGAGGCTTGTTACAATTATATTGTTTCAAACACAAATGGGATTGATTCAAATGAATTGATTAAAAATTTAGAAAAATATCGTGATTTAGCGGACGAAAAAAATGTGTCCAAAAGAGAAATGATTCGTGAATATTTAGACTTATGTAGGTTTTATCCGGTAAGTTATGGTGAAGGTTCCGCAACAAATCCGGAACAAGGTAAAATTAACGCATTAAAAGAATTTGTTGAGTATGTTAAGGCAATGTCTCAACATATACAAAAGAAAGCTTTCTTAAAAAATAAAATAAACAATTATTTTGTCCCTAAGATAGGTTTTTCAGATGACG